GGCGATGTACGCGGGGTTAAAACCGGACTGATTGACTTTGATTATATGCTGGGTGGTATCGGAAAGAAAAAGACGCTAGTCTTTGCCGGACGGCCAGCGATGGGCAAATCAACGCTTGTTGATCAAGTCGGATTTATGGCCGCAGAGCATGGCGCAAGGGTGTTAGTGTTTACAATCGAAATGACAAACGACGAGGTAATGATGCGGCAACAGTCGCGCCTAACGGGTATCCCGTATGAACTAATCGAGGACGGGCGCATACCTGTTAATGATTGGCCCAAGATGTCAGAAGCGCTTGAGCGCTTGTCATCTCTGCCAGTGATGCTAGACGATAACACCATGCCGACGATTGGCTATATTGAATCTATCATTCTCAAGCATGGCCCATTTGATTTAGTGGTTATTGATCACTTAGGCTTGATGAGTGAGATTCAGAAGTGCCGCCCGTCTGAGTTGGTGACTACCATCGGCAAAGTTACGCGGGCGTTTAAGAATATAGCGAAGGAGTACGATACCTGCGTTATCGAAGCCGTGCAACTTAGCCGCCGATGCGAGGAACGCGACGATAAACGCCCTGTTTTGTCTGACTTGCGCGACTCTGGACGCATTGAGGAGGATGCTGACGAAGTTTACATGCTATACCGCGACGATTATTATAATCCTGAAACGCTTACGCCAAACGTTACAGAGGTTATCAGGCGCAAGGGCAGAAGCAAGGCGGCTAAACGTTCATGCGCTCTGTACTTTGACGGACCTACAACGTCATTCAAGAACGCTGTTACTAGAGAAGTTAGATTATGAGTGACGATACACAACAGCCGCCCGCCCTGCCCTCTGACGTGGCCGAACTGTTGCGGGGCGTGACGAGCAAGCCAGTCAAGGTGTATTACGGTAAATCGCTCATATGGACAGGTGAGAAGTTTGAAATAGCAGAAGCAATCACGGCGGTATTGTTTTGAGCGACTAAATCTTTTAAGGTTTCAAATCACTTTTTTTAAGGTTTCTGTATTGACTTTCCAATGCCGTTTGTCGTATGATAAGTCCAGTAGCGTGACAGCCTGACAGGTTGCGCTACTGGACAGCGGAGGATACATGAAGCGCATTTTTGTACCACTAAGCAATGATGACATTGACGAAATCGGACTTATTGACGCGCGTCTGGAAATCCGGCGCGTAAACGCCCGCGTTGACGAGTTGGAAGCCGAACTGTCAACGTGCAAGGAATACGCACGCGGATTAGAGGCCGATAAACCAGCCACGCTCACGCCGCGCAAGTGCGTGACGTGCAACCCGCTCGCGCTGTCGAAGCATGTTGACGACGCGAAGAAGTGTATCGCTTGCGATAAACCTAACGACATTGGCGACCTTTGCCAGCAGTGCGCCGATGGTTATAAGCCTGATATTGAATCGTCAGGCGGATGGTACGCGCAAGACGCTAAGTAATACAGTCCATCCGGCGCGGTGACTCATGCTTGGGGGCAGACAGCACCGCGCCGGATACTGCAACGGGTGACGATATGCAGATAATCATTGACCTAGCCTGCGCCGTGAGTGTTGCGGTTATCGTGTACATCATGCTCCGCACATCGGCGGCATTGCGAGACTTGCGACAGGCCGCAGACGAGTTGCGAAACGGTGACAAGCGATGAGAAAAGGCAACAGCGCACCACGCATCACGGTAACATGCGCCGGATATGAAGGCCACACCTGCTATGAGCAGGTAGAAACCACGCCTTCGCATCGGCATGACGCAAAGTGCAAATCATGTCACCGCGTCATACACCTGATGTCTAGCATCAAGTACCAACGGCGCATGGCCGCCAATAACACGGCTGAAAAAGGCAAGCCGGGGCGCAAGCCTGAATTTGGCGGCGACTTTATCAAGCAGGTGTATTGCAAGCGATGCAAAAAGACGCTGCTGTATTGTCGGTGTATGGACATGCTTGACGGTGTGGCTCGTTTACAGGCTTGGCGGTGGTAATGGACGCATACGAACGCATCAAGCAATCATGGCGCAAGCACAACCGCAAGCGCAGCGGATACACAGGCCAGACTGTTGTGTCGCTGTTGCGCGACTACTCATTCGAGACTAAGCAAGAATCGTTTGGCGTTTTGTCTCTTGTTCCAGCGCAAAACGGGTTACTACTGGTAGAGCGTGAGTTATTGCGCGGCGGAACAGAGGCCGAGGCCCGCGCCGTGATGGAGGCGATGAAGTGAAAATAGAATTACCGTGGCCTGATAGCGCATTGCTGCCTAACAACTCTAGCGGCAAGCATTGGGCAGTAAAGCAAGCGGCCAAAGTTCAAGCCAAGCGCGATGCAGTGTACGCTGTCAAGGTTGCGAAGTTTCAGCAACCACGATTCGACATTGACCCGCTAGTCAAGGCTGAACTAACGATTATCTGCAATCCACCAGATAACCGACGCCGAGACATAGACGGCATTATTTCAAGCCTTAAACCGTCACTTGACGCAATCGCTTCTGAGATTGGCATAGATGACAGCATGTTTAATCCGGTAATCACTTACCGCGAGGAAGCGGTAACAAACGGTCGAGTGACAATCATCATTGACCAAATCCCATTCTGAGGCCAGCATGGAAAAAACGCACGTAGTGACACTCCGTTGGGACGCTAACGGCAAACTGCTGTCAGGCTATCCGAAGATTGAACCAGCGTCTGCGTGGGTCAAGAAGATTGACGGGCGACATCATCAAATCGCTTGCTACTCTCTGGCAGAGGCGCGACAAGTCGTCAAGCAGAACGGCGGGTAACATGGTCATCATTGACAACGCAACACAGCGCCCGATTGACGAGCGGCCCGCGCCCGTTCGTCTGGTGTTGCGCCAGATTGACACCAGCGCAACCCGCGCCTATTACGAACAGACACGGGCGCTATTTCCTGACGCTGACGGCTACGGCACTGGCGAGGAGTTGGGGTTAATCATCTGCGAGCGCAACGCTGTCAAGCGCGAACGGGCAGAGCGACACGCGGCAATCCGAAAACAGACAGGCGGATAGGATGAAACGTATGGACGCAGGGACAACGGTTATTATTATACTGGCAGTCATCATCGCGCTTGCGGCTGTTGCAATCATCGCGCAAGCAATCGCAATCACGCGCAAGGCCAGCGCAGAGGCCTACAGCGTTAGGATGAACGCCAACGCCTCTGTCGTTGCACGCATGTCAAGCCGGACGGATCACGAAATTGATATTGACTCTGACGGTGTGCTGACTGTCACTGCCCGCGAGGTTGTGCCGCAAGCCCAGCAAGCAACACCGCAAGCCGAGCCAGCGCAACCCGCAAGCGATGAAGTAATCAATGCTTGGCAAGTTGCGGTTGACCTTGTGGCCGCAAGCGTGGCCGCAAATCCAGACGGCAAGCAACTAATTTCCGCCGCCGCGTTTGGGTCGGGTAGTGGATACTCAGCGGCAACTGAGGTACTCAAGGACAAAGGCTGGATTATCACCGTCACAGGTGGGCGCAATGCTGGGGCGTTTGTCCGTGAGGAAATCGGGACAGTTAGAGCGTTATTGCCCAAAGTAGCGCTTGAGTCTGCCGTCAAGTCACTCCCCCGCCCCGTCCAGCGCGTCACGGGTTAGCATTCTGGACATGGAACGCGAACGCTACGGAACGCAGGAACGCCAAAAACACACCACACAGAAGGGGTACACCGCAAATGGACAACAGTAAAGTTATCAAAATAGCAGCCAGCGTCACAGCGTCAACCCGTTGGGCAATCGCCGGAATGATGGCAGACGGCGCACAATTCCGATGGGCGAATGAGTTATGGTTTGAGGTTGTATCTGCTCTGTTTAGCCTTGCGTTTGCCGTTGTCGAAATTTGGGCAACGTCATATATCATGCAAGCGCAACACAAGGCGCAAGCGAACGGGCAAGTCGAGCGGGCGCGTAACTTGCTAATCTTGTGGGTTTCAACGTTGGTAGTGCTTGCCCTTGCGCTAGTACCTGCCATGTACGCAAACGTTATCAAGACTCCAATCAGTTCATTCTCGCCGCTTGTGGTTATTGCTTGGCTTGCTTGTGTGGCCGCAAGTACGTTTCTGGTTATCGGCGGGGTAGGTTACGCTGACGAGGCAGAGACTAGCAAGCCAGCGCAACCCACCGCAAGCCCATCGCAAGTAGGCGCAACCATGCCGCAAGGCCAGCAAACGGCCACAGATGACACGCCGAACGATACAGCAGACGATGATAGGCCGATAGAATCGCCACAAATGCCCACAGGAAGCGATTTGAGCGTGTCTGTGTCTGAAAGTGCATTATCTACCGTACTCACTAAATCGCCGCTTGAATCGCCCGTTTTGTCCACTGTGACATTCGATGACTACCAGTTGACGGGCGACACGCGGGCAGACTTGCGGGCCTTGCTAAACCTTGCGCCACTTGCGACTAACGCAAGCCTAGCCCGCAAGTTGAACAAGTCGCCCGAACGTGTACGGCAAATCAAAGAAAGCCTATCGCAAGAGATGCTTGCGAAGGCGATGCAATAACACAAGGGATACGCAATGCCTGAAACCGTCAACCATCCTCCGCACTACAACGCGCACCCGTCAGGGGTTGAGTGCATCGACATTGTAGAGTGGTTTAACTTCAACGTTGGCAATGCCGTAAAATACTTGTGGCGTGCCGGACTGAAATCGGATAACGCAATCGAGGATTTGAAGAAAGCCGAATGGTATGTCAGGCGCGAGATTGAACGATTGACTAGGAAGGTTCAAAAATGAAAGTATTGAATTTAGGATGGGGTGTACAGTCATGGACACTAGCCGCAATGGTCGCACTGGGTGAACTTGAACCAATAGATGTAGCAATCCACGCCGACACAACGCACGAGCGCGAAAGCACTTACAAGTTTGCGACGAAGTGGACGCCGTGGCTTGAAGCGCGTGGGGTGCGCGTTGTCACTGTGAATCCAGAGAAAACCATGCCAATAAACAACGGTTATGGCTGGCCGGAGATTCCAGCATTTGCCACGTCCGAAAAGGGCGGAAGCATACAGCGTCAATGTACAAGCCGCTGGAAAATTGCGCCGATTAAGCGTTGGCTACAAGCCAATCGCAACGGGGAACCCGTCGAGCAATGGCTAGGCATTACCACGGATGAAGCCGAACGCATGAAGCCGTCAGACGTGAAGTATGTCACCAACCGCTGGCCGCTCATCGAAAAGCGCATGTCACGCAATGCTTGTATTGCGTGGCTGACTCGTCATGGTCTTGATATACCGGATAAAAGCGCGTGCGTGTTCTGCCCGTTCCACAATCGGTCGGCGTGGTGGTCAATGAAGTCCGAAGGCGGCGCAGACTGGCAGAAGGCAATCGCCGTCGATGAGGCAATTCGAAAGGCCCGCCCGCCGTTCGATTTGTTTGTACACTCAAGCCGCGTCCCGTTGGCTGATATTAAGTCACCGCAGGACAATGGACAAATTGATATGTTTGAACAAAACGAATGTGAAGGGATATGTTTTGTATAGCAACTCCACGCGGGGCGGCGCGTGCGGTTAGCACCACAGTCTAAACGTGGTCAGTACAACCCTAGGCGAAATTATCCGAGCCGCTCATCGGACGCCAATTAAAAGCCCGTCAACGCGACGGGCTTTTTTGTTACGCTTGCGCCGGGGCAGTGGGCGCTAGTACATCCTCAAGCGCCTTGACATACCCGCTCAGATAATTGGCCTGTGCGATGGCCTTGTCGCGCTCAATCCGTGCCGCTTCTAGTTTGGCTTGAATCTCGTCAGTGGTCATGCCTTCACCTTTCCAATCGCGCGCCGGAGTTGGGCCGACACATTGATAAGCGTTGCCGCCGTCGCAAATAGAGCCGTACAAAGTTCCTGCGCCGTAAAGTCAAAATTCGCCGCCTGTAGTTCCTCATCTGTCATAGTCGGGACGAAAACGCCGTCAACAATGACGGGTTGCCATGTCTCTGCGTCAAACTCGCAGAAGCGGTCACCTTTGTTATAGATTGCGCCCAAGTCGTCAATGACTTGATCGGCATTGGCTAATACCTGTTGCGCCTCGCTGATTTCGTTGCTTAGTGTGCGGTGTAGTGCCATGTTGCGCTCCTTAGTCTGTGACTTCGGCCACTGAGCCGAGCCGGTCGTGTTCGACGTGTGCGTCAATGAATACCAATTTAATATCGCCAGTGTAGTTATCCGCCGCGTCAGTTTTACTCAGGCGCGTGATTAGTACGGGCAATGCGCTGGATAACGTTTTGCCTGTGCCGTTGATAGGTGTCCATTCCCACAGGATGTGCTTGTTGGCATCCGTCGCACCAACTCTAAATGTCAGCGTCTCGGAACTGTTGGTGGTAGAACTAAACGCGGCATTGATATTTACCCACTGGTACTCCAACTTCAATACCACATCCTCATTACCAGCCGCGCCATTGGTTGTTGGTATAACGTGGATGTGGACATGCGCTTCTGTGCCAGCCGCCCATGTGTGTGATAGTTGGAAGCCGCTTTGATACGCCTCGTCAAATGCTACATTGTTCGTGAATGTAGCGAAGTAGAAACCTGTTGAGCCGTATTGCGTAAACGCCGCCGCGCTTGGGCCACTGCGCGAGATGGTAGCCGCTGGTAATAGGTCATTCCATGCTCTACTAATGCGTGATTGTGCCATTATTGCCAAGTCCCCCATATCGAGACGCTAAATGTATGACTGCCCGCGCTTCGTGCTATCGTCACACTACCGTCAGCCGCGCATGTAATCTGTAGCGTGTCCGTTCCGTCACTGAGCAAAGATACCGCCCCGCCGTTCGGATTGAGTACCACGACGCCGCCGCTTGTCGTTGCCGCCGTGTTATCTTTGACGGTATAAACAAACGTGCCAACCGACGCCACATCACCAGTACCGTTGGGTATGATGGTGATAGCCGTGTTAGCGATTGCGTTATGACTCCAAGCACCATAGAAGCCGGAGTTTGCGGCATTTCCGGTAGTCGTTCCGCGATACAGCGCCGTTCGGCTTGCGTGTGTTGCGTCTGTCCATAGCCGCTCGTCATAGGCGATTGTCTGTGACGCAGTGGTAGAACTCTCTGCCTCATAATTTAGTTTGACACCGAAGCCAGCCGCCGCCGTTCCTGTTGTGTTGGCGCGTAGCGTGAGATTCGTCACGACTACCGCCGTGTTTGCGTCATTGCGCGTCATTAGCACGAGCGGAGTTGCCGCTGTAAAAGTTCCTGACCCTGTGAACGTAGCCAATGTGCTGTTGGCATTGTGCGTGAATTGCAACTGCCCGCCGAGCGTTTCAATCGCCACATTCGCGCCTGTGCCGCCCGTGATTGCGCCGATTGACAAGCCATATTTCAGACTGCCCGCACCGCTCGTGGCCGCAATACCAATCGCCGTGTTGATGGTGGTAAATGGCGCGGTGTTTTCAATGTATAGGCCATAGTTGCTACCAGCGCGGCCCGTGCTACCCGCAACCGATGTCAACCGGATACCGTAAGCCGTTGTGACATTGCCGCTACTGTTGATCTGCGTTACCGCGTCAATGCCCGTAAGTTTGTCAACTAATCCAGTACCGTTATGCGATGCTTGCCCCACCACGCCGCGCAAGGCCTGAGAGAAGTTCTGTGCGTTGCCGCTTTGCGTGCCGACAGCAAACGCCAAACCCTGATATGTTCCTGACGATGCAGACGCGGGATTTGCGTTATAGGTTAGATTCAGACCGTTAAACGTGCCGCTCGTTATCGTGGGAGTAGTGGTAATCTGTACTAGCGATGCCGCCGTAGGTGTTGCGTTAATTCCTATTGACGTGCCGTCATCCTGAATCAGGCTATTACCGATTGTACTTGCGCCCGTAAACTTCGTTACGTAATTAGCCGTACCCGTACCAGACACAAGGCCAGCGCCCGCGAGTGTTTTGTTCTCCCACCTACTATTCGCATTGACGTATTGCAGAATGTTACCATCCGCAATCGAGTTGATGTACACATCATGCAACTCTGAAAGTTCATACCCGTTATCAATGCGTACAAAGATAACGCCTTCCGTGGCGTGTTGCCGGATGACAACGCCAATCGTGACTAGATGGTTGGGCGCAACGGGCTTTGTGCTAGTGTACGCGCCTGCTGTGGCCGCGCTCAGATATAGCGAAGTGCCAGCGGTATATGAGATGGTGTTGACATCACGCACAAGTCCGATCAACGTCACGTACCCGAAATGGCTATCTGCTATTGCCTCAGTCGCCATGCCGATAGTCGTTGCGCTCGTTATCTCAGCGTCGGCTTTAGCCAATGAGATAATCGCGTTGTTGCCTGTGCCACCACTGATATAGACGAGTTGGCCGTTAGTAATTGGCGAGCCTGTCTCATTCTTGGCGCGCATGATTAACTCTTGGCCGATTTGCAGATTGACGTTACCGCCCGGCATTCCGAGGTTTAACGTTCCATCCTCAGTGTTCCAATACATCAAACCCTCAGCCGCGCCCGTAGCCGTGGGTGTTAAATCCCATTGCACACCGTCAACCGTGAGGGTATTAGTAATGGAGTTATACGTCAAGCCCGTATTGCTTAACGTGTTTTCGGTAGCCGCTTGCACAATGCGGCCTGCCGTGATTGTGCCGTAAATCAGACGTTGAGCCATTAGCCTACCCGTTCGATAGCAACGTGATTAAATTGGCCGTCATTATAAAGCGCGAGGCTTGCCGTCGCGCTACTCTGTGAGGCGAATATAGACAGGGTTTCTCCCGCTGTTAAATAGATTGCGCCACTACCGCTACAGGACGCCAACGTATCGCCCACCATGCCCGTAATGCGACCGATGCATTGATGAGCGCCCGCGTTTTTGTACAGGTAGATCGTAACGTTATCATCTGCCGTCCACGTTGCCGACGCAAGAGTTAGCAGCACCGAGGCTCGATAGTAGCCCGTAGCCGGGGCAGTAAATACCCACGACGCGCCAATCGTTACCAGTGATGACGGGTCATAATCGACATCTTCAAAATTGACGCGAGTTGGTGAACTCGTTAAAGCCTGCGCCGCATTGGTGGTATAGCGTGCCTTGACAAAAACGTCATTGAATAGTGCCATGATTACCCCTTAAACATACAGCCAATCATAACCGCTAGGGTCGATGATCGGGTCGGGCGGTGTAATGCCGGGAGCCATCAACACCGTAAAGCCCGCCGCGATTGCCACATTAGATACCGCCGTGATTAGTCCGTGTGCATCGACTGTGACTTGCGCGACATTGGTCGCATCGCCAAACGTGCCGACATTGCTATTGACGATGGGCAGGTCATCGACGCTAATTGTTGAGGCTAGTTTCTCTTGCGGCCAGCGCAAATCGCGGATGTCATTTGATTGTGTCGATTCGCTGATCGCCGTCTGCCCGGTGTACAGCCTAACCGCCGCCAGTCGGAAGTTACCGCTTGGCGTATCTGGTATGTCGCCTAGTGTCAGCGTGAATGTGCCGCTCGCCGTTGCGCCATCGGTTGCGACTAACGCGCCAGTTGAATCAACGCTTATCAGCACGAACAATGCGCCCGCCGCTGGAATGTGCGTGGTCAGGTCTATCGTCTGCGAGGGTACAACTAAATCCGCACCGACGCGGGGCAATAGGCCAGCGATAACGCCGATGGTGAAACCACTGTAGGCATAGACGCGAAGGGTGTTGATTTGTCGCCAGTCTATATTGACTTGATCGACGCCAAGATATTCATGTGATCTATGGTGGGGCGGTGTGTTGTATGTCGAACTTCCGCCGCTTGCTCCGTTTTCGTCAATGCGTTGATCGGTTGCGCGAATCGCATACCAGTTTAACGGATCTTCTGCTGGTTTGATGATACGGCACAACACGCCGTCAGATAGAGATATTCCGCCGTTCAATACTTGGATAACGCTTGAGTTGGATGTCAAGCGCACATAGAGCATACCGTTTCCAGCATCGACAAGGCCGTGACCGTCGCCGGTCATGGCAGTTTGCCACTCAATAGCGTTTTGCTTAGTGGCAAATGCGCCCGCAACTGCTTTGATTGCTTCATCGCGTGTTGTCATCAAAACACCAATGCCAAGTTGCCCAGCGCTTGATCACCTGTTGCCAAATCCCAAAAGTTGCCCGTCATGTCACGCAATACCGCGCCCGCTTGCGTATATAGGCGCGTTGGGACGTTGTTAGCGGTGACATCTTTTGCCATCCATACCAGAGAACCTCCGCCCGCTCGTTTCGCGTCCTCTACTAGCCCGTTCTGCCATGTGGCAATCGCGCTAAAGTTCACGCCGTCGGTTGAAGCGCATAACCGCGACGTGCCGTCAACCACGTACAAATGCGGCCCGCTATACGCCCCGCGCAATGGCTTTTGAAGATTGCCAAAGTTAGGCGAGATGTTTGTTCCAGTATCGAACAACTCAGCGCCCGTGTTGACGTTATAGATTTTGAAATTGCCTGGCGTGAGCGAACCGATGAAATAATAGGCAGTCTGATTGAGATTCAACCACGGCGCAAAGCCCGCTAGATAGGGAATATCCGAGCCGATTTGTACATCGGTCGTTGTTCGATACAGGCGGAAACGATTAGGTAACGGCGTATTCGATGGTGACTCATACGCCCGATAACCTACAACCGTGTTATCGTACATCGGATTGAATGGCGCAATCAGTGTGCCGCTTGTGCCGTTGTACTCGTAGTAACGATGCAACAGAGCATCACTAGCGCTTGCCAAATGCGACAGCCAGAAATTGCCCCACATGACGATTGACTGATAAATCCAGCCGGATAGCGTGATGTCAACCCAGACAGGTGACGCCGTGCGCGGGTTAGTCGTCTTAAAAATGCGAGTAGCCGCTCCGTCATACGCTTGACAATAGGCGATGCTACCATCTACCGCGATTTGAAAATCGTTGATTGACAGATAACCCGCAGGGATACCAGCCACGCTCCAAGTCGGTTGCCCACCGTTGAAGTAGTCAACGCTATAAAAAATCTGCGTTGAGTTGAACATCCATACCTCGCGGGCATCCGATGACAACGGGTCGTCAATCGGCGGCGGGTCAATGGGTGGGTCGATGGGCAACACAGGCACATCGGGCGGGTCGGGAGGTGTATCGCCCGTCACGGCTAACGCCGCTGTTACTTCTGCTTCGCACATGACATCCGTCAATACATAGCCATCTTGATAGCCATATGACACCCCACGCGGGATTAGCGTCAATGACTCAGTGATGCCGCGCACGGTATCGCTTGACGATACGGCTAGCGTAAACCGCTGGTATGGCGCAATGTCGATCAAGCGATGGTTTGCGCCAAGTTGGAGATCAATCTTAGGATATGGGTTGTTCTGCCGTGCGCTATACAGGCCCGCGAGTGTGTTGCTTGTCGATTGGTTAATCAGCGCAAGCCTATCGACTACCTCAACAGCGCCGTAATGATTGAACACATGCCCAGGCGCTAGGCTGAAATACGCTTGAGGCGTTACGCCGTCCCATGCAATGCCGGACAAATCGACTAGCGCCGTCGCATCGACAATAGCGCGGTCAAGCGTGATGCTATCGCGCCAATCTGCCGAGGTGATTGCTTGTACCGTTGGCATTGACGAGCGGTCGGTAACATACTGGTGATTGATTTGCAGGAATAGCCGCGAGTACCTATCCGCGCATGGCTCTGCGAGAATCGAGCGCTTGGCAATCTCTGTCAGTTGCGCCCAAATGTTTTGCCCACCGGGGGATTCCAAGCGCTTGATTCTGCGACTGTCATCTATAGGATACACGTCTAGGCACCGCGTGGCCGTGGTCCGCCAGCGCATGAAATGATACCAGCACTTATTGAGCGTCAATCCCCTGAATTTAGTCCACTTGTTAGGCGTGGTCGCGTCTGACACATCCTTGACGCCGCTGGGGAAAGCCGTCATTTGTCCGAGCCAGTATTGCGGGCCTTGCACATCAAAGGACACGCTCCCCGCTTTATCCTCACTCGCCCACACAATCGACTCGCCCGAAATCCAGCCGATTGCTACCACGTTTTCAGCGCCCGCAACATAGCCTACACTGCCTAATGTGTCGCCGTAGTAATCGACGCTATGCAAGATACACAACGCCCGATCACGGATAAGCGCTTGTGTCGCCTCATCGTATAACGTGACGCGGTATGCCCAGCCGCCCGTGTCATAATCGCCCGCGCATGATTCTAGCGCGAATTGCGTAGTCACGCCGCTGGACTCTGTGACGACGAAAACGTATCTGTAGCCTGTAAACGTCACGTTATTATCGCCCGTCACAGTTAGCGCGATTCTGTGCGTGCCTACCGTGTCGAATACAAATGTTGGCGTGGCGGTATCTTCATCCGTGATACTGTCAGCCGTGGCACACTCCCACAAGTAGTCTGTAATCGTGCCGTCCTTAACCCAACTAGACGAGGCGTCTGGACTATACGTCACTGACGCACCGTTGAGCCATAGCACCGCATGACTACCCATAATAGGCGTAGGGATAGCGCCCGCCGCTACGTTCTGATTTGTGTAGGCAACGTCATAATCCATAAGCGGCGTTGTGCCGTCGCTTGCGATATTAACGTGACGCGGCCATAGTTCAAATGAATCTACTACCGTCAGGTAAGCGTTAGATGTCCAGTTGATTTCGGACGTTTCGCCAATGTAGAACGTACCCGCCGTGGTTGTGCCGTCTTTGCGAATCCGCGCAATGCCCACATCATACGCGCCCGCTGTTGAGCCGACATATAGCGTCATGTCTTGCAGAACGTTGGCGAGTGTGCCGCTACCCGTGTTATAGGTAATCTCTGCTACCTTGTCAGTCGATGAAGGAACAGCCGCAAGCCGCGCAGTGTAAACAGTGGCGGGGCTATGGATGGATAAATACATCCGTGATGATTGATTATCACTGCGGATTTTAGCCAGTTCGCCAGCCGTAGCAATGCGGGGGAGTGTGGTCAAGGTCTAACCCATAGAATCAACGCGGCCCAACTGAGTGCCGCGCCGATGATTGCAAGCCGTTTGCTAAATCGAAACAATGGAACAGCCGCCACAAACGTTATGAAACTCATATAGGGCGTTACGAATACCGCCGCCCCAACTGCCGTCAATGCGTCACGCTTGCGCCATGCTAGGTATAACAGCGGTAAGCCGATAATCAAGCCGTAAGGAAATGGGCTGATATTCCACCACGCATCGACGGGCGTGTGACTACCCATGCCCAGCGCAACCGATACCGCGTACATCGCCACGATTGCCAGCCCTGTTTTGATGTGCTTGCCGTTGTAGAGCATGATAGCCGCCGCGACTAATCCGAGTTGAGGCTTTAGCGTTACGAACCACGCGCCAACCGTAGCGGGTAGCAATGCGCCCAGCATGACGAGTGATTCAAGGTTGCCATACCGCGCTATGAGAATTGTAAAAGGCGTTGCCATGATTAACAGCGGCAATCTACCAGCGAACACACGCGCCACGACAAGCAGGTAAACCGCAACCATCAACGCCATATTGACACGCATCGCTAAATCATACGGCAACACGGCCAGCGGCATGTACAACACTGCTACGCTGATTGGACTGTAGTAACTCGCCACATCGTAAGGATTGCCGCCGCTCAGTAAAGCCTGTGCCGCATCATAGAATGCGATGAAGTCACAGGATGACGGCACAATCAGCGCGATAACGATTGAGACTAGGACTATAAGCGCGGCATGTGTTTTGGACATGCCCCAATGATAGCACGAATCTACAAGGCCACTAAATCACGAAACTCAATAGCAAAGTTTAGACGCCTATTAGCAAATCGTTCCTCATCGTCGGGCCACAACATCACGCCCGAATAGGTGACATACGCATCACTGCTATCGTTCTTGCGTGTGCGGATGTACACACGCGCCGATTTGCCTGTACAGTAAGCCCTAAGCGCATTACGGTTAGCCGTGGACATGAAGCCCCATTGCCACACCGCGCTAGGACGCCCAAGAGCGCGGGCCGTGCCGTTGCCTAAATCTACAGTTGACGCCCACGGCTTAAACGTTGACTTAGGCGGGGTTAAGCCTAGCGATTCAACGTTCTCCATGTGCGTAACAGTCCACGACGCTAGAGAGAAATTAGACGCCGGGGCAGTGACTACCGTTGCATGGGTGTTATCTGTCACGGTTGCAACGACTAGATCATATCCGCTGGAATGAATGACAGAGCCGACAAACAACTCAGTGACAAACGCCGTCAGTGTGCCAACAACAGCCGTACCCGTCACGGATATTTGAGCCGTGCCGCCGGGGTCTGTTGCCGTGGTAGAGATTGCGTAATTGTAGCGTGTCATCGTGCCGCCCCGAATACGTCCTTGATTGCCGCGTATGTCATCGCCTTGTATTGCTCAGGCGACATGGATTGCCCGTTGATATTCTGCGTGACGTTCGCCGTGTTGCTTGTGTTGTTGAGCGTGTTCTGAGCGGCGGTATAGTCTTTCGCGGCCTGCGTGAATGCGTCCATAACCGCTTTTGCGATGGCTTGCATCTGCGTGGCAATCAAATCGCGTTGCGCTTTGTTGTAAGCCGCGATATCAATCAGTTGTTGGTTATAGGCATTGATACGCTCTTGGCGCTGTTGTTGGAAGGCCCGTTCCATGTCGCGCATTTGATTGGCGTAGTCTTGATTACGCCGCGATTGCATGACGCTATATTCATCTTCGGCCTGACTGCGCTCACTTTCAAATGCGTCTATCTCATCTTCAAGCCCTAGCGCGTCACGGCTATCAGCCAACTTCGACATGCGCTTGTCGTGCGACATTTGCAACTGCCGCATTTGCCGCTGATGATCTTCCTCTGCCCGTTGCGTTTCAAGGCCGAACGATTCAGCCGCCGCTAGGCGATTAGCGTAATACTGCGAATCCATGCGCGACAAGTCAGACGTTAGAGACTGTGCCGCCGCGATTCGCTTTTGTGTAATCTCGGTTTCAAGTTGCGCTAATTTCAGGCGTTGATCGAACTCTGAAGCGTTATAGGCTTTAGCGGCGGATGCTAGTTTGTTCTGATACTCTGTAGCCGCTTTTACCTTGTCGCCTACTTCGCTCAGTTGCTTGACGTATTGCGCCCCGTTCGCTTTGGCGTTTTCAGCCTCAAGCCCACTAAGCGCGGCCTTTAGGATTTCAAGCGCGGTAGATACTTGCGCGACAGTTGAGCC